AGTCCATAATTTCTCCCACCTCTGCCAGGCATCAGTGGCTTAATGCATACTCGTTCTCCTGCTTGATATTGCATAAATTCAAAACGCATATCAAATCACACAAGCATCACAATCTTCATCATCAATGATAGATTGTTCTAGTGGTTCGTCCATCATTTTCGATACGTCAATTTCTCCTTGACCATCGAATGTATTGAAATAGTACAACTGCTTACCGCCATATTTGTAGAACATGATAAGATGTTGTAGCATCACTGACATAGGAATCTTTTCTTCATCAAAGAATACAGGATTATATGATGTATTAACTGAGATACCTTGATCGATATACTTCTGCAATACTGCCATAATTTTTAGATATCCTTCTGGTGACTGTTGATCCCATAGTAATTCGTATTTGTTCTTTAGCTTGTGAATACCCGGTACAACTTGCTTTAGAACACCATGCTTAGATTGCTTAACTGACACTAGTGAGCGTGGAGGCTCAATGCCGTTTGTAGAGTTAGAAATCTGTGCTGATGTTTCTGCTGGCATAAGAGCCATTACAGTTGAGTTTCGAATACCATGTTCTTGTAAGTCTGCACGTAGTGTCGCCCAATCTTGACGTTCAACATACGGAGTAAGTTCATCAACATCTAACTTACGTGTGTCCATTGGAACTACACCATCACCGTAACGTGTTTCATCTGTGCCAGAACATTTGCCTTGCTCTTTCGCAAGAGTGTTAGATGCTTTGATTAAGTAGTAGCTCCATGCTTCTGCCCATTCATCTACTAACTCTAAGTCTGGATTTGAATAGTTAGTATCATTCTTAGCTAACCAGTAAGCAAAGTTAATGATACCGATACCCAGTGGTCTGCGCTTTTCAGTTGATAACTGTGCAGCAAGTACTGGATACTTTTGATAATCTAATAGTGCATCTAGCCCACGAATTGACAACTCACAAGGCTTTTCAAAGTCTGCTGGAGTTTTAATGTTACCCCAATTGATAGCACTTAGTGTACATAGTGAGATTTCACCCTCTTCGTCAAAGATGTGTTCTAGTGGCTTTGTCGGTAGATTAATTTCACAGCATAGGTTTGACTGACGAATAGGAGCTAGATCAGGTTTGAATGACCCGTGATCATTAGCATGGTCTACGTTCATCAAATAGATACGACCTGTGTTCTTGCGCTCGTTCATGAATGCAGAGAATAGATCGATTGCTGGAATTGATTTCTTACGAATAGATGTCTTACGTTCTGCTTTCTCATATAGTTCACGGAACTTGTCTTGGTCAGCAAAGAATGCTTCATATAGTCCTGGAACATCGTTAGGAGAGAACAGAGTGATGTTGCCACCAGTCATTAGACGTTCATACATCAACTTGTTAAATTGCACACCGTAGTCTAAGTGACGTACACGGTTGTCTTCAGTGCCTTTGTTGTTCTTTAAAACAAGCATGTCTTCTACTTCTAAATGCCAAAGCGGATAGTACAGAGTTGCTGCACCACCACGAACACCACCTTGTGAACATGACTTAACAGCCGCTTGAAACATTTTGTAGAAAGGGATAACACCAGTGTGTGACGCATCTCCGTTTCGGATCGGAGAATTGATCGCACGTATAGCACCAGCATTAACGCCGATGCCTGCTTTCTGTGAGACATATTTAACGATTGAACTAGATGTCGCATTGATTGAATCAAGCGAGTCACCAGCTTCAATTAGAACACAGGAGGAAAACTGTCTCTGCGGCGTGCGAACGCCTGCCATCACTGGAGTTGGGAGTGAGATATCAAAGTTACTAATTGCATCATAGTAATCTTTTACCCACTTCATACGTGTTTCCTTAGGATAACTTGAAAACAACGTAGCGGCAATTAACATATAAGCCATCTGCGGTGTTTCAAATACATCTTTAGTTACACGATTTTGTACTAGATATTTGCCACGGAATTGTTCCATACCAACATAAGAGATATTGAAATCTCTATCATGTTTGATATAGTTGTTTATTACTTCCCACTCTTCACTAGAGTAGTCTTCAAGTAGTGCAGTATCGTAAAAGCCACGTTCAACATTTTTCTCAATTAATTCTAAAATATGACATGGAGTAAAACTATTATACACCATCTTTCGTAGATGATAGTTTACTAAATTCCCAGCTACCCATTGATAGTTTGGTGTGTCTTCATTAATCAAGTCTGCCGCTGATTTAATCAACGTTTCTTGAATTTCTGAACTTGTGATACCATCATAAAATTGTATATGAGATTTTATTTCAACCTCACTTGCTGATACACCAGCAATATTATCACAAGCAAAGAACACGACTTTATGCATTTTTTCGAGGTCCAAGACCTCTTTTTTGCCGTCACGTTTTGTTACTTGAATTGTCATTTATTTGTTTCTCCGAAATCGCAATGTATTTAACAACACTGCTTATATCTTAATATCTAGTGTTTATATCGTTGCATCTTCCATGCCTGCTACTCTCAACTTAATAATATTACTTAATTGAAAGTGCTTAATCTCAAATCCCTTGGTTATACCTTGAAACTTGTTTCGTAGTAAGGCTACCTGATTAATAAGTTCTGAGATAGCTACTACTTCTGCTTCGCCGTCTGCATACTTTTCTGCATCCCTACTGCTTAATGCTTTGTTGTAACTCTCTAAATATTTACGCAAGTATTCACTTCTTTTCTTACGTAACTGTATATTTAGATGTTCTAGAATTGCTTCGATTTCCTGCAATTGCCCGAATCGTAGTTCTACGAATCCGGGTAACATCGTTGCATTCTTTTCAACATTGCCATATATTTTTACTTCATTGCGGGCTTCTTGTAATTCACCTTCAAAGTGATCTATACAAGAAGGGATCTTACTCCAGTCCGCAACGATTTTACTATACCAACTCATTCGTCATAATCATCCCAAGAGTCATCGTCTTCATCTTCGTCATAATCGTCTTGAAAATATATATCAAACGCTGTTTCAAGAATCTTATCGTTCTCTGTCATTTCTGCAATGTCTTCTTTCTGAAAACCTACATCATCACATATTTTAATCAATCGTTCTGCTGCATTCATTCGTTCCTTAGCTGGAACTAATACTTTAAATGCTTCCCATATATCGAATACTACGTCTGAGTCTACTGCTGCCATTTTATTTTTACGCCTCGTAAATTGCTGAGTTTGCACCATGTTCAGCACATTCTGCACTGACACAATGACACCTGTTATTTGTCATTTCTCGAACTAGTTCATCAGCAAATTTGTGAGCATGTTCTGCGAACTTCTCAACCCCTACACCATCAAATAATGTAAGCTCTGCTAAACCAGATGATTCTAGTTCACTTAGTTTATACAACAAAGGATCAGCCCTGTCAACAACTACTTTGTGATCAAAGTTATCTTCTAACCACTTCTTCAATGGCTTTAAGCCACCGAAATCAACTACCCAATTGCGTTCATCTAATTCATCGCAACCGAATACAAACTTAAATTGTAAACTATACCCATGCAAGAACTTGCAATGAGAGTGTGCTAACGGCTGTCTAAAAACAGCCGAAAGCCCGATATTATGACCATATGTCTTTGTCGAATAGTACTTAGTCATAATTATACCTCATTAAGTTCTGAGTTTTCGTCTTGAACGATTTCTCCATTAGCATCAGTTTCTAGTGAATCTAGTCCATGCACTTCCGCATCCAAGTCTTCTGTATTCCAATCAGTAATAACTTGGTCTAGTTTTTCATCTGTCCAGTTCTTACGGAACTCAAGAATTTCATCACCAGATTTGGTAGTATACTTTAGACGATTACCTTGCTTCACAAGCAAACCTTTTGCTTCAAAGAATTCAAGTAGACCTGAATAAGGTGACATACCCGTTTCATACGGAATTTCTACTTGTACGCTTTCAAACGGTTTTGAATAACGTGTCTTAACAACTTTACATGCGGCACGAATACCATGCACTTTAGATGTCTTTACACCGTTTTCGTCTGTTTTCAGCTTCAGTTTACGCATAGCGATAACGATAGATGATGCATAGATAAAGCCTTGACCACCTGAAATCTTATCATCTGGATCAAACATATCTTGTGATGCGTATGTGTGATTTGTTGCAATCATACCTACGTTGAAGTCGCCGAACATGTTTACACAGTTACGAACAAGTGCTGATAGTGCTTTGGGCTTACGACCCATATCACCTTTCATTTCACCTTTTTCGAACTGATTTACATCTGTTGGTGTCAACATCATACCCAAACTATCAAGTACGAACAGGACCTTAGGACGATCTTCGTCGGGTGTATCTGTGTACTCTTTGCGATAGTCAGTCATAAAGTCTGAAATAATTTTAGCAACATCATCAATCATAGCTACATTCAATTTCAGTAGTTTATCATCGTCTGTGCTTACGTTCAGCGCATGTAACCAACTTTCATCTAGTGCGTTCTCACTATCGATCAATACAACAAAGATACCTTGATCTTGTGCATTCTTAATAATGTTACCAGATGCAATATATGATTTACCT